CATGTCTGCTTTAGTCATGGTATTCTTATCCTTCTTATTGATGTTCAATCCAAAAGATCCAATCACTGAAGTAAAGATACTAGCAATGAAGGTTGGGTCAAACTTCTGTTCAGGAATAGCTAAATATGCTGGGAGTTGTATATAAGCTAGAGTAAGGATTGCTCCACTCCAAACTAATACAACTAATCTTACCATTACGCCGATAAGGGCTAGCTGTTCGTCTCTATCGTCAACAGCATGTTTAATTTTGTTTATCAGTCCCTTCGGTTGGGGTTCCGTCTTTTCCAAGTTTCTTCTGAATACGTTTTACTACCTGCATAAATACAGGTTTAAGGATCTTAACTAAATAATTAAACATAGAAGTAGCAGTCAGGGTAGCAACTACAGAGACTGCAGCAGTAGTTGCCGCAGTCGCTACAATCTCTTCCCTTGGAACTGGTATCTCTACTTCTGTCCAAGGGATGTTTATCTTACGTACTTCTGGTATAGGGTTCTCCTTCTTTCCTTCTGGCTCCTCTTTTACTTCTTCCTCCCCCTCTCTAGGAACGCCTACAGGGGGGCTTAAAAACTCTGGAGGTAGAAGCATAGGCTTATAGGCTGGAAGGTCCGCTGTAGGGACAGCTAGGATAGGCTCAGGGAGTATTGGTGGTTCAGGTATAACCTGACCGGGAAGACTGATGGAGGGAAAGAGGGGAGGTTCAACCATTATTGGAATTTATATCTGATAATTACTACTCCAGAACCACCATTACCACCGACACCAGAACTACCAGGGCGACCTCCGCCGCCTCCGCCAGTATTTGCGGTTCCATCTTCTCCATCATTACCGTCGCCAACACCACCGTCGCCGCCACCATGAGTACCTGAATGAAGATATGTGGTGCCGGCACCATTACCACCACCTCCGCCGCCGCCACGGCCAACAGAAGTTCCTGTAATCGAAGAATCTACGCCAGGGCCGGCATGGCAGCCAGATCCTAGGCAAGACGCTGAACCACCACCGTTGTCGCCATCACCTCTGGCACCACCGCCGCCTGCGCCATATCCAGTTACAGTGCCCGTTGTACCACCACCAGCACCGCCTTGATTAGCAGTTCCACTAACCCCAGTGCTATTTGCTGTATAATCCGCATTACCACCTGCAGAACCACCAGTAAGGCCAAGGTAAAAATTCACGTCGTACATTCCGCCGCCACCACCACCATTAGAGGTGACAGTTCCAGCAGAGCCGTTTAATGATCCATTAATAATAGAGTCTCCACCTTTAGTACCTCTATAACCACTTACTGCAGTACCGCCAGCTCCAACAGTAATTGTGTAACTACTCGCAGTGACTGTAGGTTTAGTTTCAGCATTAGCCCAGCCTCCAGAATATTCGCCAACAACACTGCTGCGGTAGCCACCAGCACCGCCACCACCGGAGTAAAAATAGGAACCACCAGCACCACCGCCAGCGATAACTAGATACTCAATCGTAGGATCAAGAGGATTTAACTTTGTAATTGTAAAAGTACTAACACCAACGGTTGTGAATGAATGTATCCTCCAATCACCTGATTCCGTTATGGTTCCGCCTGTGCCATTCATGAGGCTACTATCACCACCGCCTGCACCTAAGAACATTTGTTGAATACTCATCAGCTTAAGCCTGCACCTGAGATGTAACAAGTATTGGAAGCAGTGAAGTACAAAGTTGCCATACCTCTAGCTCCTAATGTTGGACCCGTAACTGTTGAACCGTCTGAAGTTAGGTATGTTGTTACTGCACTACAAGTAATTACCAATCCTCCAGCACTATTATTAAGCAGAGTGACCGTATCACCTGCTGTCCATGACAGAGCGGGTACAGTCCAACCAATTGTATCAGTTGAAACAACTTTACCAGCATCAGTGAGTGCAAGTGTTGCTGCTGCGCTAGTTACAGCTCTTAAAGGGATAGTCCTTACATCACCTTTGCTGTCCTCTAGCGTACCTACAACAAGTGTTGCGGCAGCATAACCTGTTCCAGAGTCATCTACTGTTGTAGTTGGTTCTGCTTGATTCAATTCAAACAGTTTCCACTTACCACTATCGTTAGCATCTCTAAACAGTCCAGTATAGGCAGCTAATCCACCAGCCACGTATAGGCCATAGAACCCAATGTCTAAAGAGTCACCGCCTGAGTTATTCCTAGATAGAGAGATTAACGGATCTTCAACTACTAAATTCGTCGTATCAATAGTAGTTGTAGTACCGTTAACTGTTAAGTCACCAGATAAAGTAAGGTTGACAGCAGTAGCGTTACCTGTAAGTGCCGGACCAGCTAGAGGTGCATAAGCTGATAAGTCTGTTGTACTCCAACTTAAGACTCCAGAACCGTTTGTCTGTAATAGTTGACCGTTACTTCCAGCTCCATCAGGCAGTGTAAAATCTACTGTTGCTGTTACAGAGTCAGGTGCTTTGAAGCTTAGATAGTGTGTTCCGTTAGCATCTGTTTCGGACAGAATAAACTTCTTTGCATTATCTATCTGTAAGTCACCTGTAAAGGTGCCACCACCAAATGGCATATATCCAGGTACTGTTGGTGATCCTGTAAATACAGGGCTAGCTAAAGGTGCAAACTCTGTCTGTACATAAGCTGTTGTTGCTAGTTGTGTTGTGTGGGTACCAGCTGCAGCTGTTGGTGCAGTTGGTGTACCTGTGAATGCAGGGCTGGCTAAAGTTGCTTTACCTGCTACATGAGCTAGAGGTACTACCGTATCAGTCCCGTTGTCGTCGTATATTAAGTTGTCTGCTTTAAGATTTCCGTATGCCATTTTAAGAGATTAACCAAGTTGAGTTTACAGGGATTGTTACAGTATTACCTGCGGTTGCAGCATTTGTAGCTACATAAGGTTGTGCGTGATTTTCAAGATTGTATAGTAGATCTGTTCCATTGTGAGCAATAGTTACAGGCCCAACTGAATGAGCATTCTTATCTAGCTGTATTGTGTAGTTAGCATCGATTACCTGATCATGCTCAACAATTATTTTCCTATCTTCACCATATCTAGATTCAGGATCATTAGCGTAATACTCTTGAGCAACATAAGATTCCGAACCTGCGGTTGAATTACTTACCTTTACTCTGAGAGTTAATTGGCTATGACCATCGAAACCGCTAGGGAAACCACTAGTACCTGAGAAGGTTGCTCCACTGTTAGTGGAGGTCCAAACGTTGTTTGCTAATGAGATTCCTGTACTATCAGTAATCTGCACATAAGTTCCATCTGGAGTAGGTGCTAGATTATTAGGATCTGGTCCTGGTGGTGAAGGTTGATTACCAGTTAATGGGTAATTAGTTGCTAGTGTAGATAAGTCAGCTACCACTTTATAAATAGCTGAAGCAGCTACTGAAGCTGATGCCGCTTCTGCAATTCTTACAGCATATTTAACACCTTGAGGATCATTTGTTGGGTGAGTACCATCACCTTTTAATCCGGTTGAATCTGCTACATACAGTTGAACTGTACCCTCTACGTCATCAGCCTTAGTTTCAGCATTATTAGCAGTAGTAACAGCATTACCTGCTGTAGTGCTAGCTGTATTAGCTGTTGCTATAGCGGTATCAGCCTTAGTTTCAGCATCATTAGCAGTAGTAACAGCATTACCTGCTGTAGTATTAGCAGTAGCTGCAGAAGCTACAGCATTAGCTGCTGTCGTATTAGCATTGGTTGCTGAGGTTACTGCGTTACCTGCTGTAGTGTTAGCATTGGCTGCTGAGGTTACTGCGTTACCTGCTGTAGTGTTAGCTTGAGCGGCAGAGGCGACTGCTGCGATTGACTCGTCTACAGCATATGCAACACCTTTATTATTTTGGGTAGTATTACTACCGTCACCTTGAAGTACCCAAACTGGATTAGTAGCATCACCACTGTTGGTAGCTACTAGGCTATCTGTAGCTAGTTTTGCTGTATTTGCTTTACCGTCAGCAGTAGCAGCAATTGTTTCAGCATCATCTGCTTTAGCAAATGCTGTTTTCCAATCACCCGTACCGTTATCTAATGTAGGATCCCACTCCCTTACACTAGTTAGAGCTGTACTGGCATCACTGGTATTCTCTTGTGTTGTATATAAGTTCTGTGTAAAGTTATCATTTAGATCACCTGATTTGATAGCTGAACCTGGGTAGAAGGTGGAACTCAGGTTAGTATCATCAGTAGCTCTATAAATTCTAAGTTTATCTCCTACACTTGGCGTATCAACTAGTGTTATTTGTGTTGTTTGTCTCGTGAACTTATAGTTCGCTGAATCTTCTTCAATTGGAATTAATCTAGTTCCATTCAATGTTACTTGAACGTCCTTAGTATTTAGATATGGAAATGCAAAGTCATACGGCCCCTTAGAGGTGGATGAGAGCGTATAACTTTTATCAGTTGTAGCCATAGTTTAAAGTTAATTAATTTCTTGTACTGTACTAAGTAATTGTTCTATTTCACCCTGCGTCTCTACTGCACCTCTAGTATCACCACTTTCTAACTGTTGTTGCTTATACTTCTCTAATACACCCATAGACCTATAAGATAGATTCTCATTTTCTAATGCTTCCCAAGCCTCCTTAAATGCTTGGTTATGGATCTTATCTAATTGATCATGTATGTAAGTATTTTTAATAGGATATTCATCTTGAGTTTGATCACCACGATCAGCTCTATAGCGTTCCGTGAAACCACCTTTCATATCCTCGTTCATCAGTTTAATGACTTTTTCTTTTAAACCACCATACCTTGCTACCCAGTTGTTGATGAAATAACGCTCATCAGAATTAAGTGGCTTACCATTTAATCTATTAGTCCTTAAGGTATTTAAGTTATTCCAACCAGTATATATTAACCACTGCCTCCACGGTTCAATACCTCCATTCGATTTAAAGAATGGTAATACTGCGTTAATAGCTGCAGTAGGAAGGTCGTTGTAGTTAATACGTTCTCCAGTATATACATCCAGTTGATCTTTTAATTCATCATTACTGTTGAATAAGAATTTAGAGAAGTTTTGATGGAAGGCACCTATTTCATTTTCTACATCCTTTAGTTGAGGTGTAATTGTTTTATTTAAAATACTACGTGTTCCTGACCAAGCAAATGGCATTAGTGGATCTGTCCATCCTGCAATAAACCTCTTAAGAGTCGTTTCATCCCTACTGATGAGACCTACTAAAGGTTTCATACCGCTAAGGAATGTTTGGTTTGTTACATTCATACTGATTGCATACATAATCTTCTGCAATCGATCTTCAGTAATCGATGAATCAACCCTATTAGCATTATAAGCTACATCAGCTACCATTGATAGTATCTGTTGGAATGGTTCAAATCCTTTATAACTATACCATTCTCCATTAATACGTATGCTGTTAGGCTTCCAACCTAATCGCATCATATCTTGTTTTTCAGATGCTTCAAACGGACCATTACCAGTTAAGTCGCCATTTGCTGCCATCAACCCGACACCCATAACAATAGAGGACCCCATCATTTGACGTCCTCTATATTCATTCTTTAATGTTTGAAGTGCTAAATTAGGATCGGAGAAGTCTGTAATACCATGTAAACGTAGTACATCTATAACTTCTGATGGTGTTGTAGCGTTGAATACTTTATTACCTTTACCGATAGCATCAGGTAAAGCACTTAGTGGGTTATAGGACCAAGCAACTTTAAGACCATTAACACCTGTTCTAGGGAACATGAACAGTGGTTTGAGAAATGGATACAGCTCAATCATGTTTTCCATTCTCTTAGCTGTTTCACTATCTAAGTTTAAAGCAATTTCTCTGGATGCATGCTTAGCTGCTTCATCTGTCAATAAACCTGTACTATCAAATGCTTGATCGTAGAGTTGTTGTTGTTTCTGTGCAAACCTAGCTTCAAATACATCGTCAACTACTCCACCAGTTTCTTTAAATAAATCATCATAAGCCCTAGTCCTGGCAGAACCACTAGCCATCATTGAGTTCGTAAACCCGTCAATAGAGTGTAGTGCATTAACACCCCATCTGTTAATAGATAGATTATTATACCACGATGTAACTTTAGCCATGTTTAACAGTGCTAAGTGACCTAACTTACCTTCCCTTTCCCATTGTGTAGCCATGGACTCAACTACATCTAACTGATCACTCTGTGCAAACTTAATATCATGCCTACCCCTTAACATAGCTTGTTCAGGGTTAGCTACTGCAAAGTTCCACTCTTTACCCATATGTTGTAAGGCACGTTGGAAGTTCTCTACAACGCCACCATAGGTAAATAAAGCACGTTTGAATACAGCATTAGCTGAAGTGAAGTCTCCTGTAGCTGCTTGGAATGCAGATCCAGCGAATACAGAAATTGGTTTATTTATAGTAAGTATACTATTACCTAATGCAGCTCTAATCGGTGCTAGACCATTAAGGTAACTGTTGTACCGTACACCATGTAAACCTTGAACAACTAAACTCTTTACTTTAGGATTTCTATTATAAAGCAGTTTGGTTAGACTAACACTTTCCTCTGCCCATCTGTTTAGTTTAGATATGTCAGTGACATTACCTTCTGTTAGATCATAGGCTCTGGTAAATGCATTCCACAGTTCTGGCTCCTCTATAGCTACTCTTTTCAATTCTTGAACAAAATCTGAAGCCTCTTGATGAGCTTTAGATAAACCTTCCTCAAAACCACCAACTATCTCTAATAGTTTCTCAGAGTTAAACCTTCTACCTTTTGTCATATCTAGTAGATTACCAGTGTAACCCCATAGATATCTGACAGCTCTAGTTTCTTTAAGTACTAAGCCTAGATTCTGCAGCATATTATCAGTTTGACGTGAAGTCTCCAATACTTCATCTAGTACTGTTTTAGCTTTAGCTGCACTTGCAGCATTATCAGCGGCTTGCTGTACAACCATTGCAGAAGCTCTGAGTTGATTAGGAGTAAGTAGCTCCATAACCTGTTTAGTAGCTTCTGAGTAAACTAAGAACTCTTCAGTTGGAAGAAAATCAGCACCTTTTAAAGCAGTGCGTTTCAGATCTTCTAAGGTTTGAGTCATCTCAGCTGTAGATAGATTATGAATCTCTGCTACTTTAGCATCTACAGCAGCTTTCCATTCGTCTGGTGATACCTTCCACTTACCTTCAATCAATGCATCCATACCTTTATGGGCACTAATCGCTTGTGTTACCTCATCATATAAGTTAGCACGTACTGAACCTTCAGGAGCATTTAATAACTTCCTCATACCACTAGTAGGTAATGCAGCCCTTGCCGCACCTTTAGTAGTGTTCATATCGTTTGCTATTCTTACATAATCATAACCAGCTCCTAATGGATCTGCAGGGCCAGTAGTTACCGCAGCAACAGCTTGGTCTTCAGCAGGTTTATGGAGCATTGGATCATATTCACCTTGATTAGTTGCTGCACGTTCAGAAGCTTCCTCAGCTAAAGAATTATTACGTACCTTAGCAGCTTCATCTAGGTTTCTAGTAAGTGGATCAAAGGCCATTTCATCGACTTCGATCTTCGCTCGTTCTGTAACTAGTTCGGCTAACCGTAGTTCCTCCGCCTCACCTAGTTCATCAAGTAGTCCAAGTTGTTCAATCTGTTCATCTATAGATCTGAGTGCTGGACTTTTAGCTTGTTCTGCTATAGCATCAGCATTTCTTGTTAATGCTTCCGCTGCCTCATCTGTTTGTGGTGTTAGTACTAAACCAGGATCCCATTCAACCTTTTCACCTGTTTTTGTACCTTCTTTAGCTAACTCCCACCTCTTTACATTATGCTCATGTATCCATGAAGCTGCAAATTTATTCTCTTTAGGGAAGTTTTTGTAGTACGCTTTTAGTGCAAATAGTCCTTGTACAACCTCACCAGCCGCTGCAAAGCCCATATTTTCATATAGCTGGTACTTACGACGTTCATCTGGTCCAGCACCTTCTCTCGTAGCCCAAGGTATATTCCAACCAAAAGCATCATTTAATGCTTTAGCTGCGTTCTCATCCTCAGCTGACGAAGATGCTGCTACAATAGCTGTATCTAAACCTAGACGTGCTAACACTGCACCTGTAGTTTTAACGGTACCAGGCAAAGCCTGTGCCCAAGGTGCTGCAGCAAGTCTTGCTGTGACTGATCCAGGTACTAATAATGAAGGTAGGACAACACCTGAGATTTGACGTACAGCGTGGTGTGCGCCGTTATCTGATTGGGGATTATGTCTATCCCAAAATGGTTTAACATATTGCTCTACTACACCTGGTTGGCCTCGTAGTGCTACGTTCTCTGCCATCCCTAATAGACCAACAGCGGTATCACCTAAGCCTTGCAGTACAGAGCCTTTCAAAGCAAGTGATTCCTGTTGACCATCCATGTAGTCAGTGAGGAATGTCTTAGCTTCCTCACGCTCTTCCGCAGCAGCTTCTGAAGCTCCCGGAACAAATGCTGGTCCTATTTCAGGTTGAAGTTGTTCTCTATCTATTCCAGGTATAAAGTCTGGTCCCTCCTTACCTTGAGTAGATGGCATTAAATTACCTAAAGCCTCAGCTTCCTCAGCTTGAGCAATTATCTGTTGAGCTTCTAATTCCTCCTGCTCTACTGCTTCCGCATCTAAAAGATCTTGAATTGCTGATGTCATTGACTAGGCCCCGCTGATAGATGTGCAATTAGGTAATCCCTACCATTTAATGTATCTTTAATCCAAATACTATTACCATATCCATCGGGATCTCTAACATCATCATAATCAATAAGTTGTAATCCACCTGTTAACGTGATTGGTAATCCTCCTGGTGTTGCAAAGTCGAAACCTTGATGACCTCTACCATCACCTAAACCTGATGTTTGTGTGTATGAATTCATTGGTTTACCGGCAACTAAGATGCGACTAAGTACATCTGCAGGTACTGGTAATCCTCTATCTGGATGGCCTGATTCACCATTACCACTTTCAATGTGGGAATGTGCTCCTCTACTTCTACCACTTTCTCCAGTAACAGCTACTACTTCATTCATGCCTGTTTGTACTGCACTTACTGCTCCACCTATACTGCTCTGTTTAGCTTCCCTTTCACGATAAGAAGCTTGTCCTGCTGATGACAATGCATTTAACTCTTCGGGTGTAGTAACTTTATTAGGATCTAATCCTGGTAAACCATAACCTCGTAAAAGTTGATCTGCTAAAAATGATGATGGAGCACCAGTTTCTTCTAAAGCTCTTTGCACTGCTGCATGCCTTCTAAATAACCTAATATCAAACTTACCGCCAACAGTAGACTGTTCGATAACTGATCTCGGCATAATAGCAGCAGCCTGCTCTTCGTTAGATATAGCTCTAACCATATCTAAACCTTCTGCTGGTGTTTTACCAGTAAATGTTTGTGTTACCCTAGCTCTAATTTCATCTAATTGTGTGTTTTTACCGGGAGTCCAGAATGAATCAAATGAGTAAGCTAGCTGACCAACTCCATCAATGGATCTAACTTGTTCTACGCTGTCTATCATTACTTTA